CATAACATCTACCTTTTTCAACCGTCACACAGTCGTGCCTCAATGAAGGACAATATTTTTGAAAAGATACCTGAAGAGCAAACCCACGAAGAACTCAACTATGAGAATTTGAATACCGTAATGGAGACCATTAAAGCAGAAGATAAGAAATATAATAACTGTATTATTTTTGATGATATGACAGCGTATTTAAAAAACGCAGATGTAAAGAAGTTATTGAAAGAGTTGATATTCAATAGAAGACATTTGAGAACAACGATTATATTTTTGGTTCAAACTTGGTATTCAATTGAGAAAGATATACGAAAATTATTCTCAAATATATTCTGCTTTAGAGTAGCGAAACAAGAATTAGAATCAATTTTTAATGAAGTAGTTGAAAGCAAAGCGAAATACATGACAGAGATTAGCAAGATGGTTTTTAATAGACCATATAAGTATTTATTTATTAATGTGAATTCACAGAGACTTTTTGACGGTTTTGATGAATTGCTATTTGAAGAAGAGTAAATATTATTTTCTCCATTTAAGATATAATATGTTTCGTAAAGCAGTCGGTAGAAGGGCCTTACCCATTTTTAGAAAAGGCGTAATGGCTTCATCTAGATTATCGAAAGGTTTAGGTGGAGCATCACGTTCATTAGCAACAGGAGCAGCAGCAGGGCAAGCATTGAGTAACACTATTTCATCAATACCCTTTGCGAAAGAAGCACTAATAAGAAGTCCTGAAGGTAGGGATTTATTAAATAGACTAAACACAGGCACAGAATTAGCATTCGCAGGTTCAAAATTTCTAGGAGAAGCAAGTGGTTTAGTAAATCCGCTAAACTATAACAAAATTATTACCAAAACTGGAGGTGTTGATGTTCCAGCGCTTGGTAGAAATATCTACCAAGGTTTAGAACGAGCAAAACAACTTCGAGCATCAACTGAACCACTAATGAAGTTTGTGAAATAACGGAATTAATATATATTGTTTTTTAGAATATATATTAAAACTACTTAAAGAAACGCTTAAAGGTTAATTCTAGTTGTATGGTTTAATGGTGTTAATTGAAGAGTCATAACCCACGCAGGAAGCGAAGGATAAACAGTTGGAGCAGAAGCATTTGTTAAAACGGTAACGCTAAATTGATTGACCCTTGGGCGACTATTTATAAAAGCAGGAGGATTGGTAGAATCTTCTGCGTGTAATGTTGAAGTAGTTGAGACTATGTAAGGATATGCTACGCCTAAAAAGTTGCTACTTTGTGCGGAAGCACGTCCTGTAGTGTTAGTTGCCACAAAAGTGTTTGAACCTGATATTACACTTGAATAAATCATAGCAATTTGAGGATTTGTAACAGTATTCACAGTAGCAGTATTGAATGCGAAATGGACTAAATAGTTTCCATCAGGAATAACAGACCAATCAAAAGAAAATAAATAGTCGTTTCCACTTACAGTAGCGTCATTGCTATTAAGGACAATATTATAGAGTTCGTCTTTCCCTATTTGTTGTGGAGTGTTGTAATTATTAGATGACAGCATTTATATACAATATCAATATATTATTTTCTCCATAATAATTATAAATGCCAATTAAAAAAAGGAAAGTAAAAGCGCCAACTAAACCAAAACCAAAAGCGAAACCTAAACCAAGAGCGAAACCAAGAGTAAATGCTAAATCAAACTTAATAGGGAAAGCATATGAAGCAGGGTTAAAAGCAGGTATCCCAGCGTACGGCAGCATTCCAAGAACTGGAGGAAACTATGCCGTAGCACAATATTTACCATCACAATATTTACCAACTGCGGCATCAACCCCTTTAGGCAGTAATATAAATGAGAAATTGTTTAGCGCCTATAATGCTTTAGTGTGGGCGCGAAATCCAGCAACTAAAACAGAATTTGATAGTATGACACCTGACGTTCAGGAATCATATATTGAAGCAATTGGAAAGATTTTGGGACGAGAAGCGCAAGTACAATTCAAAGAAAATGTGGGAAAACCACAAAATCCTAGTGACATTAGTCCCTTGTTTCAAGCACCAAGTCAAAGAGGAGGATTTGATTTGCCAAGCGCTAGGACTTTCAGTAATATTATGAGTGAAGTTGTAGATGCTGAAACCTATGATAACCCAACAACAAATAGTTATTTTACAGGTTCATCATTTATAAATAAACCATCACGCTTTCCAGCGCAAACCAGCGATATTTTTGATTTAAACCAAATAGAGAAACAAGACAATTCTTTATCCAATATAGCAAGACAAACAAATGCCGACCAAGAAGATATACAAGTAAGTCAAACTTTGGAAACTCAAGCATACCCTGAATTATCCGTTGGAATAGTAGAAGGCATACCACCACCATCAGGAAAGAAAAAAGGCAGACCAAAGAAGAAACTAACAAAAGAAGAAGAAGAATCATAAATAATCAAAAATAATATTTTCTATATGTAAAGTATAATGTCAACGCTATGCTATGTCAATCCAAAGAATTCGCTGGCTCGGTCAGCAAAGTTCTCAAAGACTGTTGATATGATAGTTTGTAAAGCAACCGAAATTCCTGACCATATTAAGTATAAGTTAGATATGGAGTATCTTACTATGATATGCGTAATGGTAGAACACCTGATAGATAACAAAAAGGAAATAGTTAAGGTAGATAAGAAAGACGTTGTCTTTACTGTTTATGGAAAATTGTTTGGGACTTTAACCCCCACTGATTTACAAGTTATAGAAAAAAATATCCAATACTTATTTGAGAACGGAAAAATAAAACAGAAAGGCATTTTTAAAGTTGTTACATCTTCTATATGGGATTGGATTAAGCGCAAGATTCTTTGAATATATAATTATGTTGTTTCAAATATACAGACGATGATATTAGACACAATAGTCAGACATTTTAATATATCAAAAGGGATTGAGATGGTAATCAATGTAATAAGTAATTTAGACACAACTGCGGTTGTCATGTTAGGTATCAATAATGCTGGAGTTTATAAATACACTTTGTTTGGATTGTATTTCGTATTGATAGCCTGATGGTGGCGATTAACTAGAATTAATCATTTAATTAATATGTGTTACATTAAATGCTTAAATATGATTAAATTTAACTAAAATTAACGATTTAATGAAGAAAATATGTAAAAAAGTGATTAAAAAAGCAATTAAAATATTTTAAATGTTCTTTTAGAGAACTAATAGTTAATTAAATGGTTAAATTTGGTTAAATTTATCAATATTATATTGTTTAATATACTATTGATTAATTAAATGATTAATTCTAGTTAATCGCCATCACTTGTCTTTAAGTTGTTTTCAATTAACATTTAACCGCTACTTGTCTGTTGACAGTATCAACTTCAAAGAGCGCATCATAGTTGGCAACAAGGGTAATCAAGTGTGCTTGACCTGTAGCACTTCCAAGAGAAAGTCTATAAGAGATGGGACTGTTTTGTGTGCTAATACCTGTCAAAAGTGAGTCGCTGTTTAACTTCTCAAGGCTAGTGCCAATATAGTACTTACCCATAGCTTGAGCAGTTGTAACGGTAGCAGAAACCGCAGCATACTCAACACTGTTAATAGCGAAAGAATTCGCCTTGTCATAGATAGAACCAGTAGCAGATTTGAGTTCCATCAAAGCACCAGCGCGATTTACCAAACTACTAATAGGTCTTTGGGGATAGATAACACCACCAACAGAAAAAGAATAATCACCGTTGTTGGTTGTGATGTCAGTAGAGTCAAATGCTTTATTAGCGCCGATGGTCGTGCCGCCGTTGATAGCGTAAAGAGATTTCACACTGGCGTATCTTTGGTTAAAGACAAGTTCATTGTAACCAGTTGAACCTGACGCTAGGGTTTGAGAAGCGCACGAGAAAGACTGCGACTTGATGTAAATTTTGTCACCCATTGAGCGCACCATATCCTCAACTTGTCCGCCCATATCTACAACCTTGTAGCAGAGTTCCAAATTGGAAAGAGTGAAAGCAGTCACAGCACCGCCAGCAGCAATATTGAAACAATTGGCAATAGCGTCCATGGTGAGAACGATGCGGATTTGAGGCATAGCAAAAAGGGGAATGAGTTTCTCACTGTTAGAAAGGATTGACATCAAGGGGCC